AGAGATGATATAGAAAACTTTTTAAATCAATGTGCTAAAGTTGCAATACCATTAATGCAGCAATTATACACAGAAGATAAAGTTATTCGATTAGTTCAACCTAATGGATTAGAAAAAGAAGAAAGATTTAACTTCTTTAAAGAAATGGACAATGGAGATGTTAAGAGATTCCATGATGTTTCTATAGGTAGATACGATGTAAAAGTTGTATCTGGTTCTACATTACCAACTAATAGAATGGCTATGTTAAATACATATATGCAAATGTATCAAGCTGGATTAATTGATCAAGTAGAAGTATTGAAGAAATCTGAGTTAGTAGATATAGATGGAGTGCTAGCAAGAAGTGGTCAGGCAGCAGCAATGCAACAACAAATGAATATGTTACAAGAAGAATTGAAGAAGGTCAAAGGAGATCTTCAAACCGCTACACGTGAAGAGCTACATGCTAAGAAACGTTTAGAGGTAGAAAAGTTTAGTTCGGATTTAGATAAAATATCGAATCGAGCTGAATCAGCTACACAGCTTTATAAAGCAAGAATAGCTGACGTTGAAAACAATCTAATGAACTCCGTTAGCTCAGTAGAACAGGAATTAGCTGAAGAGCTAGATGTAGAACCTGCTCTAGGAGAGATGGAGAGTTAGGAGGATAAATGAGTAATACAAATGAGATATTAAATACAGAACAATTGAATGAAACTAGCGGGACTGCTGCTGTTTCAGGAAGTGATGCAGACATTTTTAAAGAAGTGTTTGGGGGAGATACAGACGGTTTTGTAGCTAAAATGGCCGACAACCCTGAATCTTTAACAGAAAGTGAACCTGCTGAAGTACCTGTAGTTAATAATCAAAAGGAAGATCCAGCACAATTTCAGTACTGGCAAAGTCAGGCAGATAAGAAAACTCAGGAAGCAGATGCATTGAGAAAAGAGTTAGATGAGCTTAAGTCGAAAGCTTCAACTCCTTCACAACCTGCTCCAGAAGTTCCTGCTAAGCAGATAGTAGAAAAACCTACTAAACCTGTGAAGCCTGCAGATTTTGATAATTCCGAGGCACTAACAGATCCTAATAGTAAATCTGCAAAGTATTTGGCAGATAGAGAAAGATATTTAGACAATATGACTGAATATCTTATGGAACAGGAAAATGTACGAAGTGAGATTAGCGAGAAACAAATTGCAGAGCAACGTAAGTTGAACTCTCAACAACAACTTGTTTCAGACTTACAAGCTCAGTATCAGTACACTCCTGAACAAGCAGCTGATTTTGTTAAAACAATGTCATCACCAGATTCATTGTCGTTAGACAATTTGGTTAAATTGCATAAGGCATTAAGCTCAACGGAAAGTGAAAACATCCCAGTAGCTCCAAATGTAATAGATCCAAGAGAAAGTGTTATGGCACAAAGACAACAGAAGTTGAATATACCTAAACCTATTAGTACTCAACCTAGTGTCAATATGCAGTCATCTAAAAAAGTAGAAGATAAAATGATGGATTCTATGATAGCTAATTATAAAAAGCAGAATCCATTTTAATTAGGAGAAGATGACAAATGGCAGATCAATATAGTATCTCAACAGGGGTAACCCTAGATGGTGCTAATGGAAGCGCTTCCAGTATTAATGATTCTAGACGAATCTATAATTTTGGAGAAAGAGTTGCTGAATTAGCTCCTCAACAATCACCTTTTCTTGCATATTTGAACAAAATTGGAAAAAAACCAACTGACGATCCTGTGTTTAAGTTTTTAGAACAAAGACATCAGTATCAAAGACGTAATTTCCAAATAGCAGTAGCTAAAGATGTTACAAATTACAACTCAGGAAACTGGGCAGTAACAGATCTTAGACTAGAAGTGCTATACGATCAATTTGGAAGAGAAGTAAGTACAGCAGTAAGACCTGAATTTATGATTGTAGGTCAAATTGTTGCAATAAAAGGCGAATGGGACGAAGATGGTTCTGATGGTTCTGATAAACCTGTAATTGCTTACTACAGAATAACAGCTGTAGATAATGCAAATTCAGCTTATTCAGCTGTTAGTGCTACATTCCTAAAAGCAATATTAATACCAACACGTACTGGCGATGGATTAGACGCTGCAACTAAAGGTGAAATTACACCAGGTGCAGATGATCACCTTCGTTTAGATGCTGGCTTTACAGGTCAGGTTGTTGGTTCAGCATACGCTGAAGGACATGACGGTAACGACCTTCAAGGATGGAGAGATGAGTTTTTTTCAAGAGAAGGATATACACAGATCTTTAAAACTCTTGTTCCTCTATTCTCAGGTACAGCATTAGCTACACGTTATCGTGGTGTTTCTAATGAATACCAAAGAGTATATCAAGAAAAACTTATGGAACATAAGATGGATCTTGAACATGCATTCTTATTTGGTATGGGAACAGATGACTCAACAGCATCTGGGCCGTTACGTAGAACACATGGTATTTTACCTTATACCGAACAATTTGGTAAGGTAAAAACTTTTGCATATGCTTCAACTAACTACGATCATTTCGTAGATTCTATGGAAGATGTATTCTCACCAGAATCAGGTAACTCAGGAGAGAAACTTGTTCTTTGTTCAAGAAAGGTTATGTCTTTCTTTAACAAATTGGGTGGAAGCTCTTTCTTAGGTAATACAATGGCATTAAACAGTCAAGTAGGTAGTGGTTTTGATTTACAAAACATTCAAAATGATTTTGGAATCAATGTTACTAGAATTTCTACAATTTATGGTGGACTTAACTTAGTTATGGAACCGTTGTTTAGAAATCAACATGAAAACACTGCTATCATGATTGACCTTGCTAACGTTGCTTACAGACCATTAGAAGGTAATGGAGTATCAAGAGATACACAAATTATCACTAATGTTCAAACCAACGGTGTTGACGGAAGAAAAGACATGATTCTTACAGAAGCAGGTCTAGAAGTTTCTTTACCAGAAACACACACTGTATTACAATTTAGTTAATACAAATAGGGGGGATGAAATATTCCCCCCTTATAATAGGAGAAAATTATGATAGTAACTAGAGCAGCTAAACAATTATTAGCTTTACGAAAAAGAAAACGTAAGGATAGTTTATTTAATCCTAATTTGCAAGAATTAAAAAACATATCTACTATATTACAAGAAAATAAAGGCAAAGCAGCAAGAAAAAAACTTTATGAACAGTCAGGTATTCAAAGTGCTATGGACGTTATTAGAAAAAAAAGAGGAGCTAAATGAGCTTACAAACTGATATAGAAGCAATAGTTGGTAGTGTATCTGATATCACATCAGCAGCAGAATCTTTTTGTAGAGAAGGCAATAGATATATTAATAAAATTATTGCAAGAAATCCTGCACATTCTGAAAGATTAATGCAATCTGATAATGTCACAAATAGCGATGGAATGGGATTGAATGCTGTTGTTGATCTTATTGCTGTCACAAGAGAAGATTCTAATACTGGTGGTAATGTTAGAGTTTGCAATAGAATAAGTTATGCTAATAGTTTAAATGCTGTTGATTCTGGTAGTATTTATTTCGCTACATTAAACGATCCTAAATATTTTATAGAAAATAATACTTTAAAAATATTACCAGTTCCTACTGCACAGCAAGTAGGTAAAGTAAAACATATATCTCCAAATGTATCTTTTGGTTTAGGTGTTAGCAGTATTCCTAATTTACCTTCTGAGTTTTTTATAGGAGTGGTATTATACGCTGCTTTACAAGTTTTACAAAAAAGAATGAATGAAATAGATAAACCTACAGGAG